GACCACTGGAAGACATCCAAAATAAAACCCCACTAGAGAACTAACTCTAGCAGGGCTAAACTATCAGTAGACTCACTTGGGGTAATACCTGAGTGGGTCTTATTTTTTACGCTTAAAGGCACCTAACAAGTCTTGTACCATCCTTATAGGACTGTCTAAGAAGAGGGCTACAGCAAAGGCTATGATTAACCAAGCTGGATACTCATTAACAACTACAGTCTCTACCCTATCAGCAGAAACCTTATTAATATCTGAGGTTTGTTTGATGTCCCTAGCCTGAGGTCTCACTATAGACTGTTCAAGGTTCTTTGTAGTTCCTACTGTCTGAGTGTTCGTCTTACCTACTTGAGTGTTGGCAATTACATTAGTCCCGCCCATAAGGAGGTCTAGGGGGTTGCTGCATCCCGCCATTAGGAGAATACCACTGCAAACCAAAAGCCAACGCAGAGTACGTAAAGACAGGCCATACAAGGACTTCAATAAGTGATTCATCTTTAGTCTCCACTAGGTAGCCAAACCATATAAGAAGGGCTATTGCTAACTCCCTCTTATAAGACTTTTTCTTACTGGTGGGGGTTGTTCCGCTCACTTCTTTCGATTGCATCTCGGATAGCCTTTAGGTTCTCGTCTATACGTGCAAGCAATACAGCCTGACTCTGTACGATTTCTTCTACAGCCTCAATACGAACCTCGTGACGGAGTAATTCTGCTTGGTTACTATCTACATCATTCCGTAGGGTAGCTACAAACCAGATGAGTGCAACTGTCTGAGCTACGATAGCTAGGATGAAGCTGATAGGTACACTTTTAGAGAGGTGCCATTCATCATTCATGGGTATATCTTTCTGTCAAGCTCAAAGTGTGGGCCATCAGGAAAAGACTTCCAATCTCCTCCCCATATAAGAGGTACCTCAAGTTCTTCAGCAGCTTGCTTCATAGCATCAGCAATAGGGTAGAAGTATTCCCAATCCCAACTAACAGGGTAAGGTGCTAGGTCTACAGCATGTCCTGTAAGGTGCCTAGAGTTCATTGTCTGAGATGCACCCTTAGCTACAAGCTCACGCTGTCGGTTGATGTGACGAACACCCTCAATAACACTAAAGTCTTGCTCAGTAATCTGAATAGCCCGCTTAACTACAGCGACTAGGTCAGGGTGTACTCCTGATAGGTGTTGCATACTTCTTTGTGATAATCTGTAACTCATTTATTTATCCTCATTCTGGTGGTGTAGGCCATGTAACATTAAAGGGATCAGTAATTGTTGAGGGTAGGTCTCTGAGTTGCTGTCTGTAAGTAGCCCAGCCGGATTTATCCTTATATACGTCCCCTAATTGTGTATAGTCTGAATCCGAAAGTAGCTTGTTCCGCCTAATCCTTATAGCTTCCATCTGCTCTTCTTTTTTACGCAGAGCAATTTCTGAGTCTTGTTTAAGGACTATAACCCCATTTGTGACTCTGTAATCTGAGATGTTATCAGGTTTGAAGTCACCTTCCATTACACCTATGTTAGGGTTATTTTTGAAGGACCGCTCAACTGATTTTAACGCACCCTCACGCCAAGTTGAGCAGCCAAACAGATCACCAGTGTCTTTCTTGTATGTAATAATGTATTTCATCGCCAAAACCCCGAAACAGAAGACGTAACTCTCTGAAGACGAATATCTGACCCCTCTCCGTACCAATCCACATCAATGACATAAACTCTTTCATTAGATGTGGAGTTAGTATACTCATCCTCAAAAGCTACAACAGCAAGGTCAGCAGCAGCGCCCATCCCAACAGTTCTCTCCCTTGCGGTAAGGTTAGCGACAAAAGTCCCATCGGTTTCTTCAATAGATGGTTGAATCTTGTACCGCCAAGAGTCTACTGTTGGGAAGTTTGGATAACCTTGTTCAAAGAAAACTTGGATCAGAAACCTTGCAGTTTCATTCGCTGGTATAACAATAGATGCTGTAGAAACCCTGTGTGGTGTGTTAATACCTGTACCCAACTGGCTTGGGGTTGCATCGTCAGATGATCCTTCAGTGGCAGCAGAAGCGTTTAACTGTACTGTGTCAACACCACTTTCTTTAACTATCAGTTGCCCAGAATCATTTCTACTTACAGTGCTTCCATCTAGGTCGATAGTACTAGCTGAGAGTCTGGGAGTTTCTAATCCAGTGTTGTTAGAGGTAATCTCAGATTCTTCTGCATCCCAATCGAAAGCAGCCTCTGAAGTTTCCCTCAGAGCTAGTGTAACCCGAAGATCACCAGCTTCATCATTAGCACCAAAGCGCCAACCAACAACTTCAAACTCTTTCTCAGTCCAACCATAACGATCAATAGTCAGGGCAACAATCTCACCAACCTCTACGTCAAATGCGTTAAGACCAAAGTCAGCACTAAAAGTCATTTGCTCACGACCACGGAATAGGGTCATTTTAGCAAGACGTTGTGCTGTAGCTGCACTTGTAGTAAATGGTAGGTCTAAATTGAGTGGTTGTTCTACACCATCATCTTCAACAAGGAAGGTAGATGTTGGATAGTCCGCTGGGGCTGGGTAGGGAGGGTAGTCAGCAACAATATACCTATTGTCTTGGTCTACAAAAGTACCCTGAACCTTGTTAAACTGATCCCGTAGGTTCACTCGTGTCTGTAGACTGATTTCAGAGCGTAGGTCATCAAGAGTGAGTGTCTTAGTGGGAGCATTATACTCACCAACTACAAGTTTCCACTTACCCCCACCCCAGAATAGAGTACCCCCACAAGAGGCCATCATCTGCTGAAGAACATCACCATAGGACTGATCTGCCCTAACTACACCATTAAGAGTGTACCTCTTTTCGGTTTGAGGCGGATCACCATCAGGTACTTTAAGGTCTACATCTTCATCACAAGTGTTGGTAGCAGCAGAGAGAACAGTGTCATCTATTTTAGGATCATTAAGACCATAGGCACTTGTCAGGTAGTCACGAATACAACGAGCCGCATTAGAAGAATAGCTGGTCCCTGTAGTAACTGGATTAAAGACCTTCTTGCCTCTAACCCTAGCAGTAATAGTGGGGATACCATTACGAAACACCCCAGATGCGTAAGAATACCGAACAAAGATATAAGCAATACCATTACCTACAAAAGAGGCTTTAGTTGGTTGCCCTGTACCTCCAAAGTTTTGGCTGTCTAGGTCCGTATCCCCAGTATCAAAGAATACACTGTCAAGGGATTCCACGCTAGAGTTGGCAAATGTGTCAGTGATAGAGGTTTGATTTCCGAGGTGGTAGAAGATACGGATTTCATGCTCACCGGGATCATCTGTCCAATTATCGTTTAGTACCCAACCAGCGCCTTCTCTGCCACGATTATTAGGGCCAAAGCTATCATTGGAGAGTGTAGCTACCTCATCATTAATGTATATGGCTTCAATAGCATCAACCTCGTGGGCTGCTATAGCGATAATCTGGTATAGAACGCTTCCACCATTCACAGTCTCAAGGTAGGTGATAGGTCCACCCTTACGGACAGTGCCATAGACAAACTCTTGGGGTGCAGCAGCGTCTCGTGAGTTGACTAGGAGGGATTGCTTAGGTGTGGGTGGTGCTGGTGTAAGAGCACTGATGATAGCACTGGTAGCCACTGAGAGGGCCACAGAAGCCACTGTGGTAGCTACCGCAATAGCAGTCTGCGTGGCTGTAATACCCGTTGCGGCTAGTATCTGAAAAGCAATAGCCTCAGCCCTCGGAGCATTACTCCAAGAGTTAGGGTTCCTCAATACGTTAAATGGTTCACCACGTTTCATGCTTCAATCCAAGCCTTATCAATAGTTTCAATCGGGTGGTAGATTAGACCTTCAGAGGATACAAAAGCAGCTTTAAGACCCACAGAAATACCTAAAGCATTACCTATAGCCCACCTCTTAGCCCTTTTTGTAGCTACCAAGGCACCTCTAGGTGGGATACCCTCAACCCTCTGTAAGCGGTCATCTACAGCTTTAGTGAAAGTCTTGTAGCCAAATTCTTCTTGTAGTTGGTTACGCTTCATAGGTTGACCATCAATCATGTACCTACCTAACCAGTCATCAGCCCAACCATGTCCGTACATCTCGTGCCAAGCATTGTTTGTAAACGATAGGCAATCAAAGACACCCCACTCAAAGTGGCAATCCTTAACGGACTTGAGGTAATCAGGTAGTTTACTTAGGTTGGAATCTAACACCCTTGTCTTGTATTTGGGCAACGAAGTCGAAGAATGTGTCTGTAGCATGTCGGGATTTATGACTTTCTGAAGTATATCTGCGGTTGCTTGCTCTTTCAAGTTCTACTAAACGGGAGTCTACTGTAACTGTGATAGTCCCAAAGTCAGGACCATCCTCAATAACCATCTGGTTAAGGTTACCTGAGAACACCTCTACAAAGTCAGAGGCATTACGAACACCCCATAAAACTCGAACCCTACGTCTTTGGTAAGGCTCCTGAAGGGCAAGAGAAACTACTGTACTATCAATACCTGTAAGAGTTAGAGTAATCTCTTTAGCACTAAGGTCAGCAACTTCCTCTAGGCCACTGATACCCATAAGAGCGCCGCCACCTGTGTAGGTATTACCATCAATAGTCCGATCACCATAACCTGTCCACAATCGTAGTGGTCCACTGTCAAGGTCAATCTCAACAGCGTAGAAAGGTTCCACTTCGGGTTGAGCTAGTGCTGTAAGAATAGCTGAGGGAACTGTTCTGGACATTGTTATACGTCTTCCATTGCTTCAAATTGAATAGAGTAGGCACTGTTAGAGCCAATACCCCAATTAGTTTGGTTTGCAGCTAGCCTAAAGACACCCTTAGCATTAGTAAGAGTAGCTGTAGCTGTTGTGTAGTCATCTCTCAAAGCGGGCCATATCTCTAGTGTGCCATTACCTGATTTATCTACAAGCACTTTATGTAGTTTAGCTGTAGCACCAGAACCTAACTGAAAGTAATCACCAGCTTTAAGTGTACCAGTCATAGCTACAGTAACACTACGATCACCAAGAGAACCTGTGATAGTGGCACTTGTAGCTGTACCCTGAGGTGAGGTGCAATTAGGATCACCTAAGAGGAAAGTCCCATACTGACCCCTGAGTGACATAAGGAAAGCCACCCAAGGTTCAGCAAGGTCTCTACGCACTGTAGGAATAGTCACACTAGCAGACCACATCTCACCACTATAGGCATGTACCTGAGTGGCAAACGTAAAGGGTGACTTAGATACAGCTACAGCATTAGTGGCACTGAGTTGGATGTCAGCAATACCAATGTCTGTAGGTGTACTTACGGGAAAAGTAATAGCCAATTAGAAGCTCCTTCCATATGATCCACCACGGCGTTTAGCATCTACTACAGCAGCCTTAGTAGCTTCAGTGATACGAGGTACTTCACCACGGATAATACGCTTCACTGATTCATCTCCATTAGCACTAAAGTTGAAACTCTGGTTAATAACTACATCACCGCCTGAGCCTTCCATTTGGACACCCAGCTTACCGTTCTTACCCCTCTTGAGAGGCATGATAGCTTCAGGTCCAGCTTCTCCCATGATACCTACACCACCACGCATCGGGAAGGCTGTAGCACGATTAACTACACCACCATCAGCATACGCTTTAACGTGCATACCTTGATTGAATACATTACCATTTGCAGAGAAGATTGCAGCTATGCCTTTATCAATTAACGAGCCTATAGCAGTAGCTGCGGGCTGTGCCACTTTTTGCTCATACACTGCAAGGATAATATTACGTAGCATAGACCTAAAGGCATCTACTACGGACTTAGAGCCATCAACAACAGACATGAAAGCACTTTCGATATTACTTGTCACAGTCTGCATAAGTTGTTCACGTTGCTGTTCAGCTTCCATCAGCTTACGAGTTTCAGCTTCCATTTGGATGATCTGTTCGATACGCTCAGAGTACTGATTACCAAGACCTTCTTCATACCCGTTAAGCTGATTAAGGAGTTGCTCACGTCTAGTCTCTTGGGCTACTTGCTCATCAGATAGACCTATGAGGGTGCGCTTGAACTCTGCTTCTCGTTGTATCTTTTGTAGATACTCTTCAGCTTGTTCTATGGGGTTTACACCGCCTCCACTGCCACCTGAAGAGCCACCTGAGGAACCTCCCCTTGGGATGTCAACCCCTAGTATCTTCATCTGACCTTCGGTGAGACCCAAACGTACAGCTTCTTTGTAGGACGGAGGTGCAGGGCCTTTCGGTGGTTGAATCACAGGCTGAGACATGACTGTCTCTTCCCCAGAAAACCTAATGCTGTACATTACTGTACGGTTCCTGAACAACCTCGCAAGGGCAGCCTCCGTTGCAGCTATCTCCTCTTCTCGCATCCTTCTTTGAGCATCTTTGAAGACTTTTTCCATATCAAGGATGTAATCTTCTGTCTCTTTTATAGCTCTCTGTTCTTCCTCGTATATGCGCAGAGACTCTTCTCTTGCGGCTTGAAGCATTTGCTCACCAAGGAGTCTTTCATCAGAAGCCATCTTCTCAGCTTCACGTTGCCGCTGCCTCTCAGCCACAAGTTCTTTAGCAAGCCTTAGGGCTTCCTCTGCTGCGCGTAGTTCTTCAACCCTAGCAGTCATCCTATACCCAGAACCCGGGAGGGTAAACAAGGGGTTAGACTTTTGCATATCCTCAATAGCTTTTCTTGCAAGCTCTATATTAAGCTCAAGACCTGCAAGCATCTCGTCAAAAGAAGATGTGATACCTTGGTTGAAGTTATTAACTTCCCGGTTTAACTCCTTTAGTGCGGAGGTAGCTGATTCCACCTCAGACGTAACATCTGATATACTATTTGCAGCATCCCTAGTCCTCATCCAAGCAGCGCCAAAAGCAGTGGCAAGTGGGATTATGATACCTAGTGCAGCAGAGATACCAACCAATGCGGGGTTAAACATTGGAAGAACACCTACAAGCTGTGTCGCTTGTTGACCAAAAGCTACAAAGGCGTTAGTACCAGACTGGATTTGCACTAAAAAGTCACCAACTTGGTAACCAGTTTGTTGTACAGCTACACCCATTGCGTTCATGGATTTGACGTTGCCTACAGCAGCCGACCTATTATTAGCCAACTGTCGGTCAATGTTTTCCATAGCTGCAAGGTACTGACCTTGAGTAAGGGTACCTTGTACGTAAGCTTGATTCAGTTCCTCAATAGCACGTTCGTATTGCTTAGAGGCAGCATAGAGGGGGACATATTTGTTTTTAATTTGCTCCATCTCAGAGGCATGTTTAGCAGCAGCTCTTGCAGCCTCTTCTTCAGCCTTAGTCTTCTGCTTCAACTCTGCATCATACCGTTGGTTAGCAGCAGTAGCTTCCCTACGGGCTTGTGTATAAGCCTTGACAGCTTCCCGCTCTTGGTCTTGTGCAGTCTTGGCAGCTTTAGATTCTTTCTCTACCCTACGGATTGCAGTGGCGTAATCTCTAAGTTGCTTCTCACTCTTACCACTAGACTCTGCTAACTGAGAGATACCTTTGTAGTACTGACGCTGAGAAAGGGAACCCTTAGTCATAGCGTCAGAAAGGGCTTTGACGTTAGACTCAAGGGACTTGGTACTGTTTACAGCAGTGACAACCTTTTGGTTGCCCTTCACTTCTACGTCAATTAGAATATCAGCCATTTTGTACCTGCATATAAAGGGAGTCTAGTCTTTTGATTATACCAACATCGTAAGGATGTAACTTATTGTTGGTAAGGTTTACCCAAGATTCCATCTCTGAGTAAGTAATCGGATTGGGGCCTGAGAAGCCCATAGTTCGTGATTGGTGTAGCTGCAAAAAGAAAGACCAGACATGCGACAAGAGGTTAGGGAACTCAGTGTTGTTCTCTAGTCCTTCAGGTGCATATCCGGTCGCTTTCTTTACTTGCTCTAGGTGGTCTCTCTCACTGATACCATTACTATCGGACTTGTTTAGAGAGAACTCATGTTCTGCCCAATCACATAGCTGGTCGCTCAGGCTGCGATAAAAGCTTCAAAGCCGTTGATACCTTCTTGCAACTGTTCAGCAATCCAGAAACCAGCTTTAGAGGTGTACACTTCTTTGGCTTTACTTTCAGTGAGTTTAGGCTTCTTACCACCAAAGGTAATATCCCAACTCTTAGTAATCTTAATGAGGAGGTCTGTAGAGGATTCCTCCCAAGCCTCAATACTAAATTCTTGCTTACCCTCTTTGATGCGCTTGTTAGCTTGCTCATACACCACAGCTTTGTATTCTTTAGTGTGGGGAGCATAGAGGGAGATAGTCATTGGGGTACCATCATCGTTCTCTAGTACATTCTGAGTACCGGGATACTTGAGGGTAACTTCAATTTCATCTGATTTGGGGACAATGTTAGAAAGGTCCATGTCGGGTATTCCTTAAATGTTTTGATCGGGTTTTGATTGATAGTCGGGTATAGTGTATAATCAGTGGGAGACCTGACCCGACACAAGCCCCCCACCTAGCCTCTTACGAGGATTACTTAAAGCGGGTTATGCAGTACGGTCGATCTGTAGGTTAGTAGCAGCAGTAGTATCAAACAGTGCAACAAACGGCAGAGTGATAATACGGCTAGTCTGTCCATCTACAGGAACGTCAGCACCATTGATTTTGATCTTGGGGAAAGTGAACGTGTAGGCATTAGAACCAGTAGGGTCATCCACAGACACATTCAGCGCAGTCTCAGTCTCATTGATGAAGCGGTTAATCAGTGCAGCATCTTCAAAGTAAGCTGTGAAGGTACCCTCTACTGTAGCCATACCAGTCTCAAGGAACGGTGTAGCATCATCACCAACAACAAAGGTAGGTGCCATAGCGTTATCAATAGAGAAGTCAATGGAAGTAACAATAGCAGAAGCGGAAGGGCTACCTACGTTACCAATCTCTACGTCACCAGAGTAAGAGTCGAAGGGCTGTGCAATAGTAGCTGCATCTACAGTCTTACCAGTGCCACTGATAGTCATATCCTTACCAACCATAGAGAAGGTTGTAGTTACCATCTGGTTAGGGGCAATACTGACAGACATGCTAGAAACAGACATACCAGTAAAGACACGGAACTGGGAGATGTCGTTAGCTGCATCTTCAATAGAGAAGAACTTAGGGGTAGAGCCAACCTTCAGTGTATTGGTAGAGAAGGTACTCTGGAGAGCACTCTCTAGGAAGGGGTCAAAGTTACCATCACGGAGGTCTACTGCAATGTCACCTGCTGCTTGACGGTTACCATGACGGTCAACACGAAGCATACGGTCAGGTTGGATTTCATTGCCAGTGACACGCTCTTTAGTGAGGTTCAGTGAATGTGTGTTATACGGGATAGCAGTGAAGTTACCTGCTGGTGTGGTGCCGAAAGTGGATTCTACAATGTAAGATAGACCACTGCGGCTTCCTTGTGCGAAAGACATAAAAGTTCTCCTTAGGAGTTAAGCGTAAAGATACCAGCCAATACGAACTGGTACATGATAGTGAGAACCTTCTTGTGTACCAAGGTCTCGTTCAGCATAGCGGATGTGTAGGGTTGTCCCACTATGGGTAATGTCTGTAGTTGCCTCAAAGGCATCAATGATAAGGTCTGCTAGGTCATCCCCTGCTGAGGGACCACCACCTTCAGGGGTACAACAGTTGACTAGGAAGTAACCTTGGTAGTACATCTGTGGGTTAAGGCCCCTATGAGCAGGTTCTCTAGTTGTAGGTACCATTCTTACAGATACATAGCTTTGGTCAGTAGTAGGACTGAAGGATACGTTCTCCCAAGCAATAGTAGGGATACCTGTAACAGCAGCAAGGTTGACCTCAAAGGTAGCTCTGATTTGTTCGTATACTGACGCCATTATCTAAACTTATCCTTTACTCGCCCAAAAACATCATACTTGTCATTGACGTATTCTTTGAAGTGTGGGGCACCATTAGAGAGAACTACAAGAGGGTTCTCTAGTGGCTTAAGTGCTGAAATATCAGAGACTAGTTGAGAGTACCCTTCAGACCTTCTTCCAGCTTCATCTGGTGTCCTCTCTTTTTGGGAGACTCTGCCACGTCCACTAGAGTAAGAGTGTTTCATAGAGTAAGAAGTGACAGCAGCGCCAGACCAAACAGGAGTAACACCGGGAGAAGTTACAAACGAAGCTATCTCAAGTAGTTCCTCTTTGACCTTTTCTTCGGCCTTATCACTTGCTTTATCAATCTTATCTTGGATGGACTTCTTATTAACCCTAGCCTTCATATCACTCTCTCACTTGACAGATATAACAGACCAAGGTAGAAGCATTGTAAATCTTCTGTACAGACTTGATAACTACAGTATCACCTACAGTGAGAATTTGGTCTTCATTGTCAGGCTCACTGATCAAGTTACCTGAAGTGTCTTTTGCAGGGATAGCTACCTTACGATCACCCATCAGGATACTATCGTTGTTAATCTCTGTAAGGTTGTAGTCAGCAAAGTAAGCCTTGATAGAAACATCCGTATTGGTTACACTACCAAGAGAACCTGTAGCGGGGTCATATGTACCTGAGGATTTATACCTGAGAGTGGCTGACTGACCTCTACGGTTAATAAGAGACTGGATGTTACCTGAGAGCATTAGTACTCTCCCGTATAGTCATTATCCTCATAGCGGAATTGGTCACGCTTAATACGAGAACCCTTACGGTCAGTATCACTCTCCACAGCCTTCATACGCGCCCGTGAGAGGCCACCTGCTGCAAACCCTAGTCCCCCACTAGTAGTCTTACCTTGGTACTCTAGGGTGTCACTTAGGCCCTTGTAGTGGGCTTGTAGTTGTGAGTAGCTCTCAGAGAGTTGACCATCAAGGTCTGTATCTACAAGACGTGCATACTTAGCTGCAATACTACGAGCAACCCATGAGGCTGTCAGGTAGACATTGTTACCATTCTGGGTGAGAGCAAAGGTAATCTCTTCATCTTGTACTTGCTGATCACCTGTGTCAGTATCACCTACAAGGAGCCTTACTGAGTTAAGACGACCAATAGCCGTGTCAGTACTAAGGTTAGTTTCATCATATGACCAAGCCATAGTGGGCGTCCTTTAGGTTATTCTGCTGTAGTGTCTTTAGGTTCTTCTGCTAGAGACTTCTTATTAGCTTTCTCTAGGAGGTCATCACGAATATCAGTATAAATATCCAAAGCCCAGTTGTTACGGTTAAGCCATGAGCGGATAAGACCACGCTGCTTATCTAGGATTTTGGACTGTTTGATACGCTTAGTCTGGAACTCTTTGTCAGTAGTACAACGCTTCTTGACTTCTGCATTAACCTGACGAATAAGACTTGCGATTTCTTCTTTGTCTAGTTCTCCTAGACGGTCACCCACTTTTTGTTGTACTTCACGAGCACTATCATGGTGAATCTTACCGGAAAGGTATAGGTTATGAATATCCCTACGAACCTTCTTAAAGTCTTCTTCACGATAGGCTTGTACATCCCAAGTAAAGTGGTCACCTTGTTTCCATTGTCTACCAAAAGCAAAAAACGGAAGTTTTATAC